TGTGCTCTTCCGATCTAGTACCCTTATTAAAGGGTACTCCAACTGAAGAGGAGACAATGTTGTCACCTCAACCCCATTCGAAGGAATGATTACATGGCCACGGCCCGATCCCGAACAAGGACTAAGCTACATAGCAGTGGAGGTAAAGTCATCGCACACCACGTGTTCGATGACTATCACCAACCTGCTGCTACGTCAGATGAGTCTATGTCCGACTGGATCGGTAATCGTCATGGTATCAACTCTCTTCATCACGAAGGAGTCGATCCTATATTAGGATACGTCAACGGCAGAGTTAGTTATTACTACTCTACAGAAGGCTATTACCATTACGATGGCATGCTCGGACCAGTTAGTCCAAGCGAGCCAGCGCCGTCGCACTCTGATGCAGTCCTTAAGGCCCTAGCGAACACGAATCCATCTCGACCTGAGGTGGATTTACCAGTGTTCATTATGGAACTTAGGGACATGCCAAGGATGATCAAACACCTCGGAGACAGTATCAAGCATCTCGGCAGTTGGAATGTACGACACCTTAACAGGTGGCGGCACGTTCCAAAATCTTATGCCGAGAATATACTTGCTACTGAATTCGGGTGGAAACCACTCTTGAATGACCTTGTTAAGATGCTAGACTTTGTTGATGAAGTCGACACTCGTGTCAACGAAATCAAACGTCTGAAATCTGAACGCGGTCTGCGTCGTAATCAAACGGTGTACTCTGATGACGGGACTACCCCTACATACAGTGTGTATGTTGGGCCCCCGTACGCCAATAAAACTAGATTTAAGTTTAAGTGGCGCACAAGACGTCGTATGTGGGTTTCTGTTAATTGGAAACCTATAAATGACATCTCATCAGTGAGTGACACAGAATCCTTGGATCTAGCTAGATCGCTAGTTCTAGGCTTGGACATAAAACCTGCCACATTGTGGGAGGCTATGCCTTGGTCTTGGCTAATTGATTGGTTTAGTTCTACTGGCGATTGGCTTGACAGCCATCGCAATAGAATACCAGTCACTGCCAATGACATCTGTGTCATGGAATCCTCACGTACTTATGCTAAGTACATGGGGATTGATTCGAATCCTTATGGAGCTACTTTTACTCCAAATTCGAAAAATGGTAGGTTCGTTCATAAACGAACCCCCATCCATTCACACCCTCTTCCTTCTTTCCACCTTCCATTTTTAGATGGGAGGCAGTGGTCTATCCTGTCTTCCCTCGCAGTCCTTAATATTGGACGGTAAGGTGGCTTAACAGCCAGACAGGAGAAATCAAAATGGCGTTTTCTAATCCACTAGTGTTGACAATCAATAGCGTGGCCAAAAACCTCGCTAAGATCAACACCGACAATTTCGGTAGCGAATACCTACTCATTGAAAGTTTGTCAGAATTCCGGGCTAAAATCCGGCATTCTCGACGCACTAACAAAGGGATAGTATATGACCGTCACAACATAGAGATCGTTGAGACAGTCTACGCTACTTCGACTGTCCCAGAATTTGACAGAAAAGTCTATCTTGTTTTAGAAAACAAGAAGGGCGATTCCACGTCAAGTCTGGAAGATATTGGGGATGCGTTTAGTGCTCTATTGAACACTGCCGCATACACCAATCTAGTTTCCTGGCAGAACTAGCCAGGGCAACGAAGCTCTGTGAAGAGCCCCGTATAAACTAGGGATACGAAAACCAGAGGACATTCAAAGAGAAAGGTCTTTTCAAATGTCTAAAAGCTCTGATTTTGACTTCATAGGATTATACACTGCTTTGTTAATTGACATAGCAGTATATTTCCCAAACGACCAAGTTGAATGGGATCGAGACTTGTCTCGACTCAGTCAACTCCAGTCATCAAGAGGACTACCGGTTTTCACGATAGACCTTCCAAACTTAGGTAAGATCTTAGATCTTAGTCTAAGTAAGGGACGTCTAGACCTGAATGGCGAGAACCTTAGTGGTTCCCGGCACCCGGGTTCCAAAATCCCCAGACTTTTCTGGGGGCTTTGGACACGACTTTTTGATGACGATGGTTACCTGAAGCATGACATTGACCCAAACGTGGTATTCTTCCTACGTACATTACTGTATGTTGGGAAGAACCTACGCATGGACTGTCCTGAAAAGTATCTCTATGATACAATAAAGGATTTTTACAATGTTGACGAAACTCTCCCGCCTGCTCCCGAAATTTGGGACCAGGACGGTAGTGATATCGATATTAGTAGTTGTGGTCAGCTTGCTGACTACAATCCTATCTTCGGTATCATTGCAACTGTGTCTGGAACTTCCAGACCCATTTGCAAAGGTTCTATGCTCAATGCAATCCAGCGATGCTGTGATTACATTGCCGGAGATATCGGATCATTTGATTCCGAGGCTCTCCGATTCAGGCACGGACCTGGAGCAGTTTCAGATCTCAGCGGAGGAAGCTATAAGTATAGCTTTCCCAACTGGAATCCGAGACTTGAGCGACAATTCCCATACGATTCCTGTGGATCTACTCCACTAGAATGGATGGGGACTCTAACCAGTAAGGGTATCGACATGAAGTTCGAAGAACCTCATAGTCGCCTTATAGCTGTTCCTAAGACACAGAAGGGACCACGGCTTATAGCCGCGGAACCTACCTGTAATCAATGGATACAGCAAGGGTTGAGAGATTTTCTCACGACCCGGTTAAAGTCAAAAACCAATCCCCTGAATAACTGCGTAGATTTCTCTAATCAGCAGTTTTCTAGGGATATGGTGCTCAAGGCTTCCCGCACTGGCAATCTTGCAACCGTCGATTTATCATCGGCGAGTGATAGGCTTAGTTGTGCAGTGATACAAAGGGTCTTTCGGAGGAATAAACCTCTGTTAGAAGCTTTTATCGCGTCACGTACTAGGTACATCACTAACGAGATTGACCAGAAGAGTCCTGGACTTCATAAATTGAGGAAGTTCAGCACTCAGGGATCCGCTCTGACTTTTCCTGTACAATCAATAGTTTTCGCAGCCATATGCATTGGTGTGGGTAAGTACCTACACCCGTATATGTCCTACGATAGATTGTCCAGGCAGATCCGCGTATACGGAGACGATATTATTGTCCCCGTATCTTGGGAACCGCAACTCAGGGAGGCACTGCATCTCCTTGGGCTCCGCGTCAATATCAACAAGACTCACGTAACTGGAAAGTTTCGAGAGTCTTGCGGTATGGATGGTTATATGGGTTACGATGTAACCCCACCATACATACGACGCGTAGCCGACAAATCCAACGCCGAAGCTGTCGCCAGTGTTGTTGCTACCGCAAACAATTTCTTCATGAAAGGTTTGTGGCACACAGCAAAACTGATCGACAAGACCACTGCAACCGCCAATTTAGCGGTTGTAGGCCATGGCTCCGGTGTATTCGGACTGAAATCATTTACAGGTGCTCCTGAACCAACTAAAACACGTTGGAACAAGGATTACCATGTATATGAAACTAAGGTTCTCACCATAATGGCGAAATCATTAGTACTCAGTCAGGATACCGCGGCTTGTCTACTCCAATTCTTCACCGAAAGGGGTTACCTACTATCGAAAGATAGCCAGGGAACCCTCAACGGGAAGCTTTGGTCCCTTCTTAATCCACTTATGGATTATGAGTCGGGTGTAGCAGTTGCGGGTGTTCCAGTAATTCGGAACACATGGGTACCTACTGCTGAACTATCTTAGTTAGATAGACAGTGAGTAGGGTGTGATTGAAACAAAATTCAATCATTAGTGAAGCTATTGCAGTGCTTCA